GTAGTCCGAAGACTAGTGCTAAAATAAATTTCATATATGTATTCCTTATTAAAAATCCGGGGGCGACGTATGCCGCCCTCGAATAAGATGATCTAGATTAGATCGCGCCAGTGATTACTGAAGGCGGAGTCTGATCCTCGATGGGATCAGCATACTCTACCAATACAGAGAAGTCACCTGCGGTCATTGCCGAATCGACTGCTACTGAAAGAACAGAATTAGCTGCAAGAACTGTACCGACTAATGCGCCGCCTCCAGTCTGTACTGCGCCAGCAGTCAGAGCGAAGGTAGACACAAGGCCGTCAGCGTCAATAGCGACGCCAGCCGCAGCAGTCTTAAGACCGACGTCTAAGCCGGTGTTAGCCGTAGGGCCAACAACAACTGCGCCAGTCGTAGTGATTGCTGAGATGATTCGAGCACCAGCAGGGATAACAGCTTCTTTACCCGTGAGGGTTCCGGCTGCTGCATCTGCATGGTTACTAAAATCAATTTGCATCTCAACCTGCTTAACTCGACCCACAGTGTGGACGATAGCTGGTTCAGAGTTTACAGTGTCTCGCGAAGCGAAACCGACGATTAGACCATCACTATTGGTCCATGTATTTCCACGTGCCATAATTTATATCTCCTAATCGTTGAAGTTCGTGCTTGTTGCAATCGTAACAAGGCTCTCGGGGCGGTACAGGTTAAGACCGAATCGAGCAGAGAACTGATGGTATTCAGTTTCTACGTCATCGTCTTTCCAGCTTACGATCCGAGGCATCCGACGCCATGCACCGATAAACGGCTTGGCATCTTCTTCGCCCATGCTGAAGAACAAGTTAAACTTATCACCAATCTCGACGTTATCCGCGGTGCCAGCATAAGTCGCCAGAGCCTCTTGTGCCGTAGCAGTATCAAGATAATCAGAGACGTATACGTCAAATCCGAAGATAGTGTTCAAGAAGCGTACGCCATCACCAGCAGGTGAGACGCCATCAATTCCGCCCCAACGAGGACCGTTGGTATTGGAAGTCAATGTGCTATTGATATTGGTGTTGAATTCGAAAGTCGGGTCAACTACGGCGACGAGGCCGGACAGTGGTACCTTAGCTTTCTGAAGCGCGTAACGTGCGTATGCAAAGTCATTCTGAGACATGGTGCGAACAGAAGTCGTACCTGCGCCAGATGCTACAATACGGTGGCTAGCACCATTGATAGCGTTAACATTACCAGAAGTCTGCACGCGATGCAGCTTCAACACTTGAGTTTCGTAGTACTCATCAAAGGCGCGTTTCATCTTGCGAGGAGCTGAAGATACAGCTGCACTTGCGAGGAAATCGTCCTCAAGGAATTTGTCCGTGAAAGAAACTTTCAGACCAACATGTTCGTTGATGTTAAATACGAATTGACCAGTATCCATGCGGCGCTCAGGAAGAGCTACGCTTTCAGACATTTGATCAATTACCAACTCACCAAGTGAGCTGATGCGATAGTTATCGCCATCACCGAAGTCGTTGATTTGTCGAACCATACCTTGCATGAAGGTTTGGTCCTGGAACATTTCCTTGATTTGACCAGTAAATACTTCGTTACGTTTGAGGTGGGTTGAACCCCAAACTGAGTCCATTGTAGACATTATAGTATCCTATGTAAAATCAATTTAATTATTTATCAGGAAAGAGATCACGACGATACTGTGCTTGAGTTTCTACCGACCAATATTTGTTCGGGTTCTCTCTGCGTAGTTTCGTGTAGTAAGCTTGGTCTCGGACCTCGCCTACCTGTGAGTTCATTCCTCGTTGCCCTACATCCCCAGTACCGGTAGAGCTTCCGGCTTTATTAGTAGAAGAGTTTCGTTGGGGTACGAACAGCTCTAGAAAAGCTTTCGGGTTTTGTTTCGCCATAACTGAAGCATCCTCAATAGAGATGTCCAGCTCTCGTGCTTTCTCCTGAACTTTTACGTCAGCAGTTTTCCAATCGCCGAATTCCTTTGTCAGCGCGTCAGTTACGGTGGCCCAGTTGCTATCTTGTTTAGCAGCTGTTTGGTGTTGCCCCAGGACTTCTTCTACTACCTGGGCGACATCAGTGCGGTCTACACCTGTGGGTGCTTGACCGTCACCTTGGTTGGCAATCCTTGCCAAAGCGTCATCAAGTTTAGTTGCATTTGAAAGACCATCTTCAAGCTCGACAACTTTGTCTCGTGCTTCTTTGTTCTCTCTTTCCAGTCGTTCGATGTGGGCTTGTGCCGCCTCATCTCGTTTCCGTAATGCCTCGTATTCTTGAGGATCTATTCCTTGGGAACCAGGGTGGGCATTTGTCATACCTTCTTCGTTCGATCCAAAGTTCTTTTCTTCATCTTGTCCAGCTTGATCGTCTCTGGACGTACCGAATGTATCAGTCATTTTATATCCTTGTTACTTCTACAGTGCGTCGCATAGCTGATCTATAGCCTGCATACCATGCCTGTAGGTACTGCCAGTTGGGAACCTCAAAACCTTTCGGGCTGTCAATCAGGTCTGACTGACGTTTGACTTCTCGTCTAGCATCTTCGTTAATTACCGTGAGTACTCTCTTAGCTCTTATATAGCTACGAGCGAACTCTTCCTTTTCCTCTTGGGACCTAAACTTGCGGAGCAATATCTCCGACGGCTGGCCCTTGTTGACTTCCTGCATCCAAATCTCCTGCTGTGTCTGTTTGCGATTCAAGTGCAGCTTGGTCTTCTGCTACCTGCATCCGGCGTTGTGCCTCCAGACGTTCCTCAATCCTTGCGTATGGTTGTACTAGCTCGCGTGCTCCGCCTGCCAGGTCCATCCATTCTTTATATAGTTCGGCCAGTCCGAGTGAACTGAAGTGCTGTGCAACCTCAGGATCCTGGAGTGGGCCACCTTGCAATGACTGCAAGTTTTGAACCAGTTGGGCCTCACGAGCGAAGTGCCGTGCGCCTACCGGTATCAGACGACCATTGCTGGTGATATCTGACTTCGTTATCTTCTTGAACTCACTAGCGCCTGTGTCATCGTCGATGATCTCAACCATGTCGGCCCCATCGAGGTTCCGTACAGATACTTCTAGTTCAGCGTTCACTAGATCTTCCAAGAACTCCTGGAAGATGTTGACCTTGTGTTGGAAGCTTCTTGCTGCGGCATTGGTCAATCCTTGGAATTCGCCAAGTGTTTTCTCACCTGGAGTCCTGAAGCCAAGTGCCTCCCTAGGAGACAGCGCGAACATTTCCATCGCTTCGGTCAGTTCCCTGATCTGTAGATCGGCGTTTAAGACGGTCGTATCAGGACGCAGATACTGGACTGAACCATTCTCTGCGATGTAGTAGTGCTTAGCACCACCTACTTGAGCTATATCCTCAACGTCTCCAGCGAAGACGATATCCGGATCTAGCATCTGGTCGAACGCATCGGCTCGTGCATTCTCCAAGTGGTCTACACGATACTGCATACCGACAAGGTTATCGAGAGGGCCTTGGCCCCACAGGTTATCAGATCGCTGTCTCCACGGAACGTGGTAGATATGCGGCTTGCCTGTCCATGTGTCTATCTCACGATCAACCGCAGTTTCCCAACGGTCTACAACTACGATCTCACGATCACGTTGATATTCAAACTCGCCATCTGTCGCGCCCCAGTGAATGTCACCGTAGAACGATAGCACTTCTACTAGTCCGGAATCAAAGTACTGGCTTGCTGTACCAAATCCATCGAACTGGAGCATTAAGTCTTTGTCGATATCACCTTGGTTAAACTGGCGGATAGCCCCGCGGTGGGAGGTAGCAATGCGGTGAACTTCAGCCCACTTCTCATTACCTGGGTTGTCTTCCATTAGTCTTGTTAGTTCAGCTAACGTATACAAGTCCCGAGTGATCTTAGGGGCTTGGCGGAAGCTGGAAGCTAATGGGTTGAATACTATATCACGTGGGTCACGTCGATTGATCTTAGGCCCTACATACGACAAGGTTACTTGTCCTGTAAGAGGATCAACTGAGTACTCACGGATGTATTCAACTTCAGCGAAAGCGTTACCATAGATAACCCAATCACTTTCTAGTTGTCGCATTACGTTACGGAAGTTAGAAGCACGGACTGCGTGTTTCGTATTCATGTACGCTTCGACAATCTGACGTTTGCGGGCATTAGCTGCGTCGGTATCGTTACCTTTCCAGCGTAGCCATCTGTCATTAGGGAACAGTGCTGCGTCGTAGTTAATCGTTAAGGTGTCGTAGAGGTTAGCCATCTTAGGCCGGTGGGTCGTGTTAGACCAGTCCGCTACTTCTTCGTTAGTCGTTTCTTTGGTTGACGTAGCCCAAACGTATCGTTGGAGTTCATCCCAACGATCCATGATCTCTCGACGGTTACCGTTCCATCGAATCCATGTAGTGTTTATCTGTGCTGCTTTGATGTCCTGTGCGCCAAAGGCAGACTGGAAGATATCTAATCCGTTACCTGCACTCATGCTACTCTGCTCCTGCGTCCACCGAAGCGGCTATTGTATGTGGTGTTTATATCCATAACTCTTACGTTTGATGCGTATGCTCTCTTGCCAGGGGCCTTAGCGCTGACTACAGCTGAAACAAAAGCATCTGATAAGTCATCATGCTTAGGTCTGTCAAGGACTATCTGGTCCTCGAACTCTGCTATCAACCCACCTTTGAAATGCCAGATTCGCTGGTCAGCGTATCTCCACTCTAGGGTAGCTCCCTTACGTTCGTTTTTAGAACCCTGCCTAGTTATGGCTGGCTTCCCTTCGATTGTCAGAACTTCTCCGTTCTGTCTTACCATGCGGTCTAGTTCATTCTTAACGAACTGACCACCAGCATTAGTCTCTACTACCAGCTTTCGGAACTGCCACTTGCGGTGTAGTCCCATAACTTCATTATAGTAATCATTGAAGTTAGCTGTCTTGAACTGCGTGAGGTCTAACAAGTAGACGTTCTCATCACTGTCCATGCCGATAACGGCTATTGCGGTGAAGTCAGATCCTGCATTGTCTGTCCACGCTACGTCCATCGCTGCAAATGTATTCAGCTTGTTCGTACGGTAGAAGACATCCTTGCCCTCTACCTTGATGTGCTTACGGTCGTAGTACTGGAAGTGTCCACGTGAAATCCGTTGCATATCAATCGCGTTAGGGTTGTTGTAGTACTGGCAGAAGAACTGTACCAGCTGACCCTTCGACTCATAGTCTGCTCGTATGATGGCTAGAGTTTGAGCATCGAACCCGTAGGTCTCGCCCGTATCTTCATCAACTGTTAAAGGCCACAGGAACTCACCAGTCCCGTCACCTTCGCTTTCAACCTCACGGCTGAAGATATCCCAAAGCTTGGCCTCACCTTTGAACTCCTTAAGAGCTGCTTCCCAAATCTGATACACAGACTCGATAAAGGATTGGTACAAGTCGCTTGGATGGTACCTAGTACCTACCGCTAGGATTTCTCCTCTCGGGTTGAGGATGGAAACAAACTGCGCCATCCGTCGATTAACTTCACTACGACCCACAGCGGAATCAGCAAAGTCAGGAATAACAACATCATCAGCAATAAGCAGATCGCAATGTAGTCCGATGGCGTTACTCTTAACCGTCTTAACGATGATCGTATGATCTCTAATACCCCGCCTCTTGCGATCAGGGTGGTCCACATTGAAGCTAAAGGCGCTCCACTGTTCTCTTTGTCCTTCATCTTCTTTAAACATCTCCGGCCAGTAAGTGCGGTATACGTCATTCGTCATCATATTCTTGATGGCGTAGATCTGGTCTTTAGCCAAGTCTTCACCAGCTGAGAGATATACGATACTTATCCAGGGGCGATAAGTGATACGCCAAGCAGCATAGCCAGCAGCAATGTGAGACTTAAGATGCCCACGGGGGAGAAGCGCAAGCTTACGCTGCGAATCACCATCTTGAATCCATTTACAAAGTTCTGCATGTATGTCTCCGTATGCGTACTGAGGATTAACCAGGCGCATGAATGCAAAGAAACTGTTCTCGCAGAGATCAATTACTGGTTGCAAATCGCTTGACATCTAAATCCTTAATACGTGCTAGGTCATTCTTAACCTGAGTGCTCTTCTCTGCCTGGGCAGCTGCGGCCTTCTTAACTTCCGCATCACTAGGTCTGCCTCTCTTGGAGGTCTTCTTGTCACCCTCTAGGATGATCTTCTGTGCAGTCACGTTTCCCTGAGCTGCACTAATCTTTAACTGATTGTACGCGAGAGCTTGGTCTTGAACCAGCTTCTCGTTTCTCCAGAACTTCAGCCCGTTCCAGAGAGCACTCTCGTCACTTCCATCCATGAAAGGTTTACACTTGAGTAGTTTTTGCCAGTGGCCCCATGAACCCACTAGCTTCATTGCTGCCTCGTACTCGCTCTCCGATTCCATAAAGATCCGGTAAGCGCTTGGCAGGCCTCTCCATTCGTCTTCACGCATGGTATAGAGAGGCGGGTAGTCCTCGTGTCGGGATTTGTTGAACTCGTAGAAGATGTTAGTACGGTATCGACCATCACATCCTTTAGGACAGCGCGGTCCTGGTAAGGATCAGAGAACCCGATATACATCATGTAATCTTCACGATCCATCTTAGTAACCGATAGCTACATAGCTACAAGGTGAGGATGCGCTATAGGTAGCGTAGATGTTCATTCCTGTAGTAGATCCACTGGCATAGTTAACACCTTCTTCTGCACCGTTACTAGCTATGACCCTAGAGACTACCGCTTGAAGGAAGGCATTAGGGAACTCTCTGTTGAAGGTTACAGCTACTGCACCAGACCCGGAGTTGATACTAGCTGTAGTACCCCAGTTGATAATAAGATTATTACCGGTGCTGTTAGGTATGCTGATGCTTCCGGTGGTACCGGTTACAGCAGCGATATCAGCGATAGAGGCAGCAGCAGCAACCGCTGTATCTACGTAGCCTTTATCTACTAGGTGGTTAGCAGCTGTGCCGTCTACGGCCAGAGCTACCTTACCATCTGTTGCTATCGTCAACGCAGTCGTAGCGTTAGCTGACAGCTCCAATGGGTGGGCTGAACTTGTACCGATCTCTAGCTGAGTAAGCGTAGTCTCGATAGTAGCTGCTGCACCACTGGTTGTAGCTAGGTTGATTGCTTCACCGGAGATGATGTCAGCGTCTAGCGTACCAGCTGTAGCTAGCGTAAGGCCAGCTGTGCTCCACGTACCGACGACTGTACCACCCCGTGTGACTACTAGATTACCAGAGGCTGTTCCGATAGTGATATCACTTGTTCCGTTAACGATAGCTGAGATAGCTGCTACGGGGAGTTTTACTTTAGTTAATGCCATAGTATATTATGTCCAGGGGTTTGAGTAAGCGATGCCGCCCACTTCAGTAGTAGATCCAGGCCAGCTGAATGTAGTGTAAGCACTGAGTTGCCCAGTAGCGGGGGTGATGACAGCAGTATGCATAGACGTGCCGGATACCCTATTTGATCCGGTGATCTTAGTTCCGTCTGCGCTAATTGCTAGGTACATTACACCACCTAGGTCATTAGTAAGAGTTACCGTAGATGGTGACGCACCTGTGAAGTCCCAGCAGTGCGTATTGGTAGAGGCGTTACTATCAGCATTCTGTAGGTAGCAGTAGTTACTGTCTGGTGTCCATGCTAAACTGAGTCCATTAGTGTCTTCTGAAGCACTGCTGAATAAAGTACCTTCATACGTAAGGTCGTCTCCATCTACAGAGTAGTAGTATACGTAAAGTAAATCTACAGAAGAGTTAACTGCTAGAACTAACCAGTTACCATCGGGAGAAAAGCGTAAGGCATTTACAAACCTACCAGTCGTCGCAATCTGAGCACTCAACTTAGTGGCCGTTACATCTGTAAAAGCGTTAGTAACAAGATTTCTGGAGTACAGCCTAAGGCTAGGAGAGTCCCCTGTTCCAGCTGCAAACATAGTAGGATCTGCTGGATTGAAGTGGGTCGCGTATATATAATCACCAGGTTGAGCAGAGAAAGGATCAGGACTTATGATACTCCAAGTATTCGTACCCGTCAGCTCGTAGGCTCGTAACGTAGTACCAGTACCGCTAACAGCGTTTCCGGTTACGTAGAGGTGATCCCCATTGGATGACCAGGACGCATTTGATACACCAGATACCATAGTAGGTGTTCCTGAGTCTACATCAACTAGCTCAGGTAGTAGGGTAACAGGGTTAACATCTATTCTGTGTATCCGAGCATAAGGTATAGTAGCGAACAGTGGACATATGATGTATTGATTATCCAGAGACCACTCAATAGGGCCAGAGATATTTCCAGTGGTTGATCGGATATCGACTTGGGCATTTGTAACGGCATCTATGAGTTCTATAGAACCACCGCCACCAGCCAAGATGTTATACCGGATCAATCCACCAACGGTAGTGAAATAGTTAACTGTCATATTACTACGAGGCCCGTGAACCAAATAACGTAATACTGATATCAGCTAGTGTGGCATCCGCGGTAGACGGAGCCTCAATGCTCAGGACATCACCAATATTTACAGTATGGTCTGTAGCTGTAGTAGCGAAGGTACCTGTAGTACCGGCTGCTGCAACTGTGATCGTACCGATTGATACTCCCTCATCTTTAACTGTAAAGACGGAAGAACCTGTAGCTGCTGTATCTGCATCTAATCTAGAGTTAGCGAAGTCATCAGCATAGTATATAGCTCGGGGAGCTACGAACCTCAGGATTTCCTGGGAGTTAGATGGCGTACCCGATACGAACACCCCGAGATCGTAGTTGTTAACTGTAAGACTAGTGGTAGGAGTAGGACTGAGATCCCCATAGATCAGAAAGATATCTGAACCAGGAAGGAGAGACTCTGTGAAGGTTAAGGTAGTACCACTGGAGCTGTATGATTGCCCCGGGACTTGTACTACCCCGTTCACTATAACTGTGATACCACTATAGCTGACTACACCCAAGAGAGTAGTAAGATTAAACACTGTACGGTTGGTAGAGCCTTGAGAGCCTATCAGAGTACCGTAGTTGATAGTAATCGGGTCTGCACCGGTACCACCTGAACCACTGACGGTGCCAGCGATAGTAGTAGCGATAGCAGTAGCTAGGTTGGTGACTTGGCTGAGGTTCACACCATCAGATCCGTTAACACCCTCTAGGACATTCAATAGGTTGTTATCACCCATGTCCAGGTCGGCAGCCATCGCGTTCGGGGATACCCCGTTACGATCTACCTTATTTTCTAGCTCTTGCGCTATCTCTGCGAGTATAACGTCCCATCTGTCTGTATCTCGGAAGCCCGTGCCTACAGCGGTTGGATTAAAGGTTGTTCCCATAATGCTCTTCTAGTTGTTTGGTGTTGCCGAGTAATACTCGTCTAACACTATCTTGGCTTGCTCTAGATCTTGTTGATACATAGATCCGGCAACAAATATAAGTTGCTTCGCCCATTCTTCAAGTTGATCTGTATGTGTTAACCAGTTTTGAAAGTTTGGTTCCAATCCCATTGAGACCTCTACTAATTCATGTGCTAATACTATATTACTATAGCTAATATAAGATTAATAGAATTGATACTTTCTATCTATTCAATTCACTTACTATCTTACGATCTATCAATGATCTTAAGAACTTTTATAAATAATGTATAGTTAGACACCAGAAATCGCAAAAAGTTCCCTGAGATGTTAAATCAAAGATTTAAATCTCTAATTAAGATTAGAAATCTCTAATCTGTATAAAACTAAGAGAGCCACGATTAAGAAATTTCTAGAAAATATATATGGAGGAGAGAGGAATAAATCGAACATTCCCTAAGAAAATAATTTGCTGGAGAAATATGGATGGAGTCAATAGAAGGTCATGTAGGCCCGGGCACCCCTCCTTGGGGTAGGTAGGCAGGTAGCTTGACTATCAGCTTTCTTGACAGAATCCTGGCACGTTTCTTGCATGGGCCCGCGGGTTGCTTAGATAGTCAAGCTACTTGACCATTGCACCCCTATACTGTACAAATACCCAGTACTGTACGTTTATACAGTAGTCCGGACTGTTTCACGTGGAACATATGCAAGTATCTTGTCTATCATCCTGGTTACGTTGTTTCACGTGGAACACTGTACACTTATACAGTACTGTACATCCATACAGTATGTTACCTGGTAGACTTACCGGGTCGCATTGCCAGCAATACATGCCGTGAGACGCCATATAAGCTCGTTTGAGCCCGTTTTATGCCAACCCTTTACAATCATATTACCTGATTAAACTAGCCTTTATACCGTATCCTACAGCCTCGACTGACAATTTACGTCACCTTC